ACCACCCGGTATTGATTTGAATAGTAATGGAGTTATTTCAGGAACGCCGTCAGTTGTTTTAAATACTGAAAGAAATAAATTTGTTATACGAGCATATAATAGTTCTCATGTAGCGGATAGAACTTTTATTATAGACGTAACTGGTCCAGATGAAATAACCTGGAATACATATAGTATTACTACCAGTACAACAACAGGAACATTGACTACTAGTACCGGTGATGGATACTTAGGATTAGGTATCAATGGAGAACCATATATATTTAATAATCAATGGGTTAATTTTCAATTATCGGCAAATAATTTAAATTCGCCAATTGATACCCCAGTAAAATATTATATAGCAGAAAATGAAGGAAAATTACCTCCCGGATTAACATTAGATCAAAATGGAAGAATTTATGGTATAGTTCAAGATAAATTAACTTTCGATGGTGACAGTTCACCTACAGGAGGGTTTGATGATGAATCATACGATAACTACAGTTATGATCATGCTACTGGTATAACCAGTTTAGTTCCAATAACAAGCGTACCAAAAATATATCAATTTAAAATAACTGCTTCAAATGGAGTTAGATCTTATAAAAAATTATTTAAAATTTTAGTAATTAATTCAGATATGTTTAGAGCAGATTCTGCTCTATTACCATTAGATATTGATATATTAAGTTTAGATATTTTGAAATCTAATATCAGTTATATTCAAAAACCACAGTTTTTAAAAGATTCTAATTTAGGAACAGTTAGAGCAAATAATAATATATACTTAGATTTATCAGCATACGATCCGGCTCCATTTATTGGCAGTTTAACTTATTATATTTCTACTTCGTCTAATGTTTTAAATAACTTGCCAGAAGGTCTTAGTCTAGATCCTATATCCGGATATGTATACGGATTTTTGCCATATCAACCTGCTTATACAAAAAATTATACCATTACCATTAACGCAGAAAAAAGAGATTCTTTAAATAAAAATGCAATAACCGCTACAAATACATTTACATTAGCGGTAAAAGGAGAAGTAGAAAGTTTTATCGAATGGAATACCAATTCTTATATCGGTAATATACAAACAGGACAATTAAGTGAATTGTCGATTAGTGCTAAACAACTTCAAACAAATTATCCTATAAAATATAATCTTCTCAATGGACAATTGCCTCCCGGTTTAAAATTAGAAATAGATGGTAGTATCTCGGGAAGAGTAAATTATTCTACATCTGGAACTTTTACATTTACAGCACAAGCATTAGATGTATATGAATTAAGTGCTATCGAAAAAACATTTACTATAAATGTATATGATAATGGAAAAAAATACACTGATATTTACGTAAAACCATTTTTAGGGCAAGAAGCAAGAGATAGTTATCAAAAATTTATTTTAGATCAAGATATTTTTGTACCTAATTTAATATATAGATATTATGATCCTAATTTTGGTGTTCAAAATAACATAAAATTATATTTAGAATATGGCATTGAACAACTTACATTAAGAGATTATATGGTAGCATTGAGAGAAAATTTTTATGACAAATTTTTGTATTTCGGTGATGTAAAAAAAGCAATAGCATTAAACTCAAATAATGAAATTGTTTATGAGCTAATTTATGTAGATATAACTGATAATCTTGTTAATTCAAATAATATTTCGGTTAGTAAAGTAATTTATAAAAATGATGATATATATTATCCTGCTAGTATAGATAATATGAAATCACAACTAAAATTGTTAGTAATCAACGATGAAAAATATATAGAGATCAATGAAAATTTTAAACCTGCTTTTATGAAATCTGTACAACCTAATGCTGTACAAGAATTAGGTTATATTAAACATATTCCATTATGTTATGCGTTACCGAATCAAGGCGATAAAATAATCGCTAGAATACAAAACTCTAATTTTAATTTTAGAACTATAAAATTTAAAATCGACCGAGTTATTGTTGAAAATAATTTAGATAATAGTTCTGCTAAATATCTATTGTTCCCACGTAAATCGATAACCGACGATATCGTAGAAGATCAATATTTATTTGGTCCAGAAGGAGATATTAGATTAGAAACCGAAGACAATCAACCAATTATTAGAGAGTAAAATGACTGCTATAACTAATTTACCAAATATAAACACATTAACTAATCAAATTATTTTACCTGTTGTTGATTTGTCTACTTCACCTGGTAGAACAAGAAAATTAACATTAGAACAATTAATCAATTTAAGCACAGGCCCAGAAGGACCCATTGGACCAAAAGGATTCGATGGTTCTAGAGGTCCTAGCGGCCCACAAGGCCCAGAAGGACCCCAAGGGCCTGAGGGAATTCAAGGGCCAACAGGCGCTGATAGTACAGTTTCAGGTCCGAGAGGACCGAGTGGTCCAAGTGGACCTACAGGAGTAGCAGGACCACAAGGTCCTCAAGGTATTCAAGGAAATAGCGGCCCAAGCGGCCCAAGTGGTCCTATAGGTATAGCAGGTCCACAAGGACCTAAAGGTGAAGACGGCGTTAGTATCGATATAAAAGGATCATTATTAAATTTTTCAAATTTACCCTCAACTAATCAGACATTAGGTGATGCTTATATTACACAAAATGACGGCCATCTCTGGATATATACTGGGTCCGGGTCTATTAACGGATTTGAAGATATAGGAGAAATTGTTGGACCGCAAGGACCGCAAGGACCTAGTGGCCCACAAGGCACTATTGGCCCTAGCGGTCCAGTAGGAGCAGCGAGCAATGTTTCAGGTCCAACAGGACCTATTGGACCAAGTGGACCTGCCGGAACAACAGGTCAAGAAGGGCCTCAAGGACCATTGGGACCAACTGGCCCTAGTGGACCAGCAAGTAATGTCGAAGGTCCTCAAGGACCAACTGGCCCTAGTGGACCATCAGGTGCTGGTAGTACTGTTGAAGGCCCTCAAGGCCCAACTGGCCCTAGTGGCCCAAGTGGCCCAGCTGGACCGAGTGGAGCAGACAGCACAATATCTGGACCGCAAGGTCCTAGTGGACCAAGTGGACCAAGTGGACCTGTGGGAGAATTAGGAGGATTAGAATATAGTGTAACAAACTTAAGTAATACCGCATTTGTAATAAATGGTGTTAATAATCCTAATTTAAAATTAGTAAGAGGATTTACTTATTATTTAAATGTAAATGCTTCAGGATATCCATTTTGGATAAAATCAAATTTAGTAACTGGCACAGATTCTGCGTATAACGATGGAGTTACTAATAACGGAGCTGATACAAATATTATTAAATTTACAGTTCCCTTAAATGCACCTGCTACTTTATATTACGTATCACAATTTTTTATAGGAATGTCTGGAACTATTCTTGTAGAAGATTTAGGTATGTCCGGTCCAGTGGGGCCAAGTGGACCTAGCGGACCCGCAGGGCCCAGCGGACCCGCAAGTAATGTCGAGGGACCTCAAGGACCAGCAGGAGCAAGTGGACCTAGTGGTCCAGCAGGTCCGGCAAGTAACGTAGAAGGACCCCAAGGCCCAAGTGGACCATTAGGACCAAGTGGACCAGCAAGTAACGTAGAAGGACCGAGTGGTCCAGTCGGACCTAGTGGACCTAGTGGTCCAGTTGGAGTTCAAGGTGGTGTTACTTATACTGTAACCAATAACGGTACTACTGATTATGTCATAGACGGAGTAGTTGATCCTTCATTGACTTTATTTAGAGGATTTACTTATTATTTTAATGTAAACGCACCTAATCATCCATTATGGATCAAAACTTCACAATTAACAGGAACTGATGCTGCATACAATACAGGAGTCACAAATAATGGTACTTCTACTGGTATATTGAGCTTTACTGTTCCTAGCTCGGCACCTGATACATTATATTATATTTGTGAATTCCATGCTAGCATGTCCGGAACATTAAATATACAAAATTTCGGAGTAAATCAAACTAGTAGCATCGGTTTAAGTACTAGATCTGTAGTAACAGGCACAACATCTGTTATAGCTAATTTATCAACAACATCGATAAATTTAGAAGGATTTAAAACATATGTATTATCTAAGATAGAAACATCAACATCATCTTGGGTACGTATATATGTTGATAGTACTAGTAGATCTGCAGATTCTACTAGATCAGAAGATGTAGATCCTTTGCCAGGAAGTGGAATTTTAGCTGAAGTTATTACTGGTCAAAATAATTTAACACAATTAATTACTCCCGGAATCATTGGATTTAACAATGATTCCCCTACTACTGGTACTATCTATCTTTCTGTTACAAATAAAAGCGGCACAAGTCAATCAATTAATGTAACTTTAACATTATTACAATTAGAACTATAATATGACTGAAAAAGAATATATTGTAACTCTTAAAAATTTTGAAGATTTAGAAAATTTTTATGAAGATATGGAAACTCCAGGTGGAAATTTATATATTCCTAATAGAGCTGTAGACCTATATGATCGGAGACCTATAAGTAGAAATACACATTATATGTTAACCGACGAAGAAGCGTTACAATTAAAAAATGATCCTAGAGTTTTATCCGTTGAATTATCATTTGCTGAACAAAATGTAGAATTTAGACCACTTTGGACACAAACTGGTACTACATGGGACAAGTCTAATACGCTAGCTAGTTCTCATTTAAATTGGGGATTATTGAGATGTGTTGAAGGAGAACAAAGAGCCAATTGGGGGTTTGATGGTACTCAATCTGTATCAGGAACTATTAAAGTAACATCTAGTGGCAAAAACGTTGATGTTGTAATAGTTGATGGATGTTTCGATCCTGCGCACCCAGAATTTGCTGTTAATCCAGACGGTACTGGC